TGCCATATCACCATACTGAATGTTAGTAATGTAGCAACCACTTAGTTCAAATGTATCTAGTACACCTGGTGTTGGATTAGCACCATCTAATGCTTCTACTACTGTTGTAAACTTATAACCTGCACCCGCTCTTGATGAGCTCTGGTTAGCGTGGTCAACTTGTCTATTAAGTTGATTATTCAATTCACGAAGTGTCACACCGTCAATGTCATCACGTAGTACAATGCTTACTGGTTCCCATGTATGTTTACCAGCAAGATAAATTCTACTGTTGTATGCATCTAGTGGAATCTGCTCGTGTGTTAAGCCTGGTCTACTTGCGCTGATTACATTTCTTGTAGGAGTTGAGCTAAATGCTTCACCTTGAAATGTCACTCTAAAGCGATATTGTAGCTTTGGCATAATTGTTGTAGTGTTACCTGAATTGTCTGGCACACCCAATGTTGTTAAAACCGCCATGTTAGTCTCCTCTAATACTAGCTATATAGTATTTATGATTTTTACGTGAAAAAAATAGGCGCACTAGGCGCCTATTAAGTATATAGTTAATTTTTTATTATTAAACTGCTGATAATGTACCAGTATTAACAATTCTAATTGGAATGTAGATGAATTCTACTGACTTTGTAGGTTCAATTGCTACATCAATGTATAGTTCGTTACGATCAATACGTGCTGGTGTGTTGTTTGTTTCGTCACATACAACTGCAAAGTCTGTTACGCCTCTGCGGCTTAGGATGTCTGCTAAGAAACGTTCAAACACTAGTTTAGCTCTTGCACGTGTTTGTGCATCATTTTGTTCAAACAAGAATGGACGAGCAATCTCATCAAAACGTTCACGACAGTATGCAACCAAACGTGCAACATTAACACGGTCAAGTGCTGTAGTTGTAGATGCAAGCGTTTTCTGTCCAAAAATAACTGTACCCTGTCCAACGAATGTTGTAATTGGGTTTAGTTTGTTTTGATACATGCTGTCACGTTGACCTTGTGTTAGTGATACTGCTTTAAATTCGCCTTCACTGTTAAGATAGCCAACTGCACTTGCGTTTTGCACTACACCACGTGTTAACCCAGCTGGTGCAAACCATGGGAAACTAATGTTGTCATTATATGCATATGTGTAGAGTGCCATATGACTTGGAGGAACAACAACTGTTTTTCCACCAACTGGCTCGGTTGATTGGCCTGCTGGGTAATATGCTGCACTGTATGTGTTGGTAGTAACTAGTCCATCTTCACCGTTTTCAGTTGCACTATTTGAGTTTTGTACCCAACTAATAGCGTCTGTTGGTGTTTTATTCATTGGTGTGTCAACAATAATAAATGCTGTTTCACCACGGTCGCTGTTTAGTGTAACTAACTCGTCTGTTAGTTCTGGATAGTTAGGTGCTGCAATTAAACTAAATGTAAATTGATCATCACGCAGGTCTTCTCCTGCCGCTACTGCTGCCATTTTTGCAGCAATATAGGCACGCTGTGCAAAGCGACCAAAGCGTCCACTGCCATCACTATTGTTAGATACACCGTTTTGCCATCCATTTGTACTATCATAAACACGAACTGTATTAGCACTATTTGCCATATCTACTAACAAGATACCTGCTGGATATACAACTGCATCTGGTGCTGTTGATAGCGGAGTTCCTGAGCCATCTTTGTAATTTGCAAATACAACACCACGCTCAGTTGTTTGATCTGAGTTAGTATGTTTTACCCAATTAGCATTTCCTGAATCACGAACATAAATCTTTGGATAGTCACGTTCATTAGCTTGGTTATACCCTGCTAGTGTAGTATCAACCCAAACATCGCCAGCACTTGGTGCAGATGGTGCAGTACTTGCATATGTTGGTGTTGCTGCTACCCATGCGCCAGCAGTCTGCTTATATATGCTTAAACTATTAAGTGTATTATTAAACCAAACTTGGCCTGCTGCGGCAGTTGCAGTTGGTAAACTAATACCAGCAGTAGTTACTCCGCCTAATGCTTCTGGAGCACCTGCACTTGATACTTTTTGTAAATCAATTTGATCTACTGCTTCACCTAGTAGGATATTTCCTTCTACAGCCGTTGATGTTGACAATGCTGTTGCGCTTGAAGCGTTTTGTGGCACATATGTAGTAATGTCTGCATTGTCGCTTCCGTCACTTACACCTTGTACTGTTACTGTTGTCCAACCGTCGGCAGTTGTGTATTTCTGTATAACAAGATTAATACCATTTCCTGGACTTGTTGTTTTAACCCAAACATCTCCGTTACTTGGTGCTGCTGGTGTATTATAGTGTGGAGCCAATGTTGCTGCTGATGTTACCCAAGCACTACCACTTTCCTTGTAGTATTCGATACTGTTACTACTTGTTGAAATTACTACATGATGACCACCAGCAACAACTGCCGCTACTGGTGCTGTTCCTGCTGCACCTGAAATTACTTCTACAGTTGGTACTTTGTTTTCCCATACACCTGTTGTTGAATTGTAAACATGAATTCCATACGCACTTGCATCTGTGTCAATCCACCAAGTATTGGTTGTGCTATATGCTGCGGTCGGTGCTGTTGTTGTTGAGTCCAAGTCTGCTAGGTCAACATCTGCACGAACAATATAAGCACGTGCACCTTGGCCTAAATAGCTATATGCTGCTAGTAGACCGTATTCACTTGTCTCACTTCCTTGTACAATTGAAGTGCCACTTGTAGCAAATGTTGGGTTACCAAAGTACTGTGTTAGTTCACGTTGTGATGTTACACTAACAACTGCCCCAGCATTGGCGCTTTTTGTATACTTTGCAATTCCGTCTGATTCACTACCAGTAGGATCTGTTTTATTTTCTCTTGTAGCAACTACAAGAAGAGGTACGGTACCGTTACCTGCTGCGCCATATGCGCTTTCGTCGGTAACACTAACCTGTACGCCTGGTGATACTAAAGCCATTTCATTTCTCCTCTGGTTTATATCTTAGCTGTTAGTATTTATTAGAACATCTATATATCAGGGGAGAAACGAAGGTAAACTACGTAGTTAACTTGCACTATAACTATCAATATTGGAAATAAGTGCATGTACATTGAATTCTAAATCTTCCAATGTACCGTTATTACAAATTGTATAGTCTGCCATCCATTGTTCAAGACTCATTGAGTTTTTATTTTCAGGTGGCAAATGATCACTGCGATCAACCCATATACAATAATCAAATACACCTGTATTTTTCATTGCATGGAATTCTTTTTTGTTGCGTAGTCCGCAATAGATATCATACTCTGCAAACATTTCTCTACCAAGTCTGGCAGGATCTGGAACATTGTAGTCACAGATAGCATCATACCATTCTTGACGATGACTATGTCTGTCAGCGTAACATTCTTCTTCGTTAGCATAGCCGTACTTGTCTTTAAGGTCATTATAAATGAACTTCTTACTACAAAACTGACTACTGGATTCAAAACTATATCCATACTTGTCTCTGAGAATTTCACAGACAGTATCTTTGCCATGGCGACCATGGCCTATAACTAGCAATTTTAATTTCATGATTATATTATAATTGGATCTGGACCGTTTGTCAAGTTGTTTATCCTATAATTACACCTAATCCAACTTGGCCATCGACAAATGTTTTAAGTTCATCATCTAGTTTGTCAATTGATGCCTGTGCATCCATCCGTAACATATCAGCATTAAGAGTGGTTCCGCCTTGTGGGCCTGCAATGGTATTAAATTTGCCACGAGCTTCTGCCAATGTGAGTTTAGCATATGCTAATGCTAGCTCTTTAATCCATGGTGCACTGTAATTGTCTGTTAATAGTTCTTCATCACTACGTTGCTTGTATGTATATAGTAAAACTGTGTCAGGTGCTTTTTGTCTACGATGAATAGTTAACGATTTTGTAACTGTGTTCCAAGTAAACATTAGTTTTTCGCCAAACACACGACCTAACGTTTCACGATGTTGAGATAACGCATCAAATGTTGCAATTCCGCCTGCTCTACCACTATAGTTTAAATATGTATTCAAGTATGCAGTTTCAAATGGTTCAATATCTCCAATACTGCTACTGTTGAGTGTACCAGCAACACGACGAAAAACATCACGAACTTCAATAATACTATCATCCAATGTGTAGTCTGCAACGTCTACTTGCAGATCTAAAAATATAAATGATTCTTCAACAGCATTTTCACTACGCTGTCTATATTTTTCAAATGCCTTGCGGATAGACATGTCATAGTGCTCTGGGTCGAGTTCTACATCCACCATCTGTCCGCCTAGGCGAAGTTCTATTTCTTTGATAAGTTCATCACGTTTTGCCATACTAATATTTATGTTTAATTGAACGCTTTAAGTATAATAGTGTCAGCATTCAACCGTCCATTCATTTTAACATCAGTAGTTTTAAGATAACCGAACTGTGCTGGAAGTTTGTGCTTAGTAACTTTTTTCCAGTGAGGTAGGATTTCTTCGGGTTTACGTACAGTCTTTTGTCGACTTGAATTTTCATTAAAAAACTGTAATGTTGTTCCCTTAACACTCAATGTTGCATGGTCATCTGCATAATAGATTCCCAGTTTGCGAGTTTTAGTATTAAACACTACAATTGCAGTTGCACCGATAATATCTGCAGGATTAATGCTTGCAATACCATATTCAGGATCACTTGCTTTGAATTTCAGATTCTTAACAAGTTCTTGTGCACTCTTTTGTTTTGGCTTGCGAACTGCACGAGTTTGTTTTTTCTCTGCACGTATAATGTCAAGTGCTTGGAATACACGCTGATAAAAACCATGTAATTCTTTTTTCTCTTTTGTGCTTAGATGATTGTAACCTTCTGCAAGTTGCTTTTGCATGTCATCTTGTTTTGTAGCAGGCGGCAAGTTAACTAGTTCGGTAAGTTCTTCTAGTTCACCTTCATAGAACTTTTGAATAAAGCGAGCGTGTCCTAAGTTAACTTCCAATTTACGAAACAAGTTGAGAGGCATTTTGTCTTTCAGTGGACTATTTTTAGGATCACGCATCCAATCGTCTACCCACTGGTCAAGTTCTTCCATTTTGTCAATGGTAGCATCCATGAGCCGTTCTTGAATACTTGGAACATATACGTTTTTCTTAGCTTTAGTTTCTGAGGCTTTTAGATCTACAATCTGTTTTCCTTCAGCAGCAAGTTCTTTGATCCACTTATCCAACTTACCAACATAATCAGGATGTATGATTTCTGGTTTATTTTCTTCAACAAACGCCGCAGTCGCATAGTGGCTTTTTCCACCAATCTTCCAGTCTGGAAGTTTACTAATAGATTGTTGTGTTTTTTTATCGTAGTTCTTTTTAATATATCCTTTGACTTGGTTTAACCAGTCTTTTGTTTCCATTAAGTAATGGATATGATAGTGTGCGGCATGCCAACTAGTCAGTGGAACCATTTCCCAAGCACTCTTACGACGAGTTGCACGTGGTTGTTTCTTTTTACGAGTTGCCGTTTTAGCCATGTCAATCTCCAGATCTATTGCTGTTACTTATGAACGGTATACTATTTTGAAAGCAGTGTCAAGCCATAAATATACATATGCCAAGATTAAGTTTATATAAACCGACAAAAACTAACGATTATTACTTTATGGATCGGCAGATCCGTGAACAATTTTGGGTTGGAGGCACTGGAGTTAACGTACACAAGTATATTGGTCCAGCAGTACTTCCAGATCAAAAAGATCCATCACAGCCTAGCTATATTGACGGGCGTGAGGTTGATCCATTCACTGGAGCGTTTACAAACACAGACGGTATCATAAACGAAACCAAAGTACAAGACTTGTTGTTTTTAGAAAACCGTGATCGTAAGTATGATCCAGACATATATGACTTACGTGGTGTATACAATGTTCAAGACAATGATTTTGATTTAACACAATTTGGTATGTTTTTATCAAACGACCAACTTTATATGACATTCCATCTCAATGAGATGATAACCCTTATTGGAAGAAAACTGTTAGCTGGTGATGTATTAGAATTACCGCATGTAAGAGAAGAATTTCCGCTTGATGCAACTAAATCGCCTATTCCCAAGTACTATGTTGTAACTGACGGAAACCGTGGTAGTGAAGGTTTCAGTCAAACTTGGTATCCACATATTTGGCGTGTTAAATTGTCGCCACTAACAGATAGCCAGGAATTCAACGATATATTAGGCGAAGCATCTGATCCAGCTTCACTTAACGCAGATATTAGTACATATAAAAGTGAGTTTAATATTAATGATGCTGTTGTTGCAAGTGCAGCGCAAGACGATCCAGATGGAACAAGTTTATTAGACCACTTATATGGTTTTGATCATCCAACTGCAGGTGGTGTTGTAATTCAAAATAACACATATGCCCATGGTGAAACTATTTCTAGTGGTAGTGAATTTCCAGCTAATCCACAAGAAGGCCAATACTTTATACGTAATGACTTTTCACCAGCACGTATGTTTGTGCGCCGTGGTAGTAAATGGGAACGTAGATTTGATAACATTGACGAGTTAACTTGGGCAGACAGAACATACAATGCAAGTGATTACATTAACAATGAAGACCAAAATACAATTGTTAATGATGAAGAATTTAAAGAAAAACAAGCAATTAGTGATGTAATATTACCACGCCCAGACAACAAAGTGTCTCCAGGTTATGTCGCTAGTGGCTATGTAAATGACGGATATGTTGAGGAATAAAAAATGGCAATTGTAAAAAGATTAACAAAAGGCAGTGCGTTAACACATGCTGAACTTGACGGTAACTTTACCGACTTGGATGGGCGTGTTAGTACATTAGAAAGTGCAAGCGATAGTGACAGTCAAACACTAACACTAGCTGGAACAAATTTAAGTATTAGTGGTGGCAACACTGTAGACCTAAGTGGATTAGACAGTGACACAAACACATATGTGAGTAGCGGGACGTTTGATAACGCAACAAAAACTATTACACTAACAAAATCAGATGCAACTACAGTTCCAGTGGATATAAGTTCAATTACTGTTACTGAAAGTCAAATTAGTGATTTTGACACATATCTAGTAGACTTATCAGAAGAGTCATTAGGTACACTTGCAGACGTTGATTTAGTATCTAACCCACCAACAGCAGGCCAGCCATTAGTTTGGGATGCAGTAAACACACTTTGGAAACCAGGAGCGGCTGTTGAGCTACAAACACTAGCTGATGTAACTGCAAATGGTGCAACAACAAACGACGATGTTATTTTAGGTGGTACACTTAGTATCACAGGAGATGTATCTGCAAATGCAGACCTAACTATTACAGGTTCTTTTGATGCACAGGGTCCAGCTGCTTTTGATGGACTTATTTCGTTTAATGGCACAGTTAACACTGGTATTGTTTTTGAAGGTGTCACTGTTGATGATTTTGAAACAACAATTAATGCTACTGATCCAACAGCAGATAGAACAATTACATTTCCAGATGCAAGTGGTACTGTGGCACTACTAAGTGATATCAGCGGAGGTTCGTATAACGATGCAAGTGTTGATACACACCTAAACACAAGTACTGCAACTGCTAACCAAATACTAAGTTGGGATGGAGCAGATTATGCATGGGTTGCTGATCAAACTGGAAGTGGAAGTAGTGCATCAAATCTTATTGCATGGGACTTAGCAGACACTGCAAATTCAAAAGTATTAGATGCAGGTACTGCGGCAGACTCAGCGTGGTATTACGGTGATGTAGTAAGTGATCCAGCAAATCCAGCAACAAGTGTAGTGTTAGACATTTCAGCGGCTACATTTACTGGTAATGTAATGGGCGAAGTACACGGTGATGTTAAACAAGCA